CCTGGCCGGCGTTCGGCGCCCGGCTAAACTGCGTCGAGTATTCGCCCAGCAAATCCGCCTTTGCCCTGGCGTAAAACGGCTTTTTCGTACTGCGCGATCAGCGCGCTTTTCTCACCGATCGCCACGCCTGGCACATCCTTGGCCGTGGTGTATCCCTTCGCCTGGTGCTGGGCCGCCAGCTTTTCCAGGTCTAAATTAATCTCGGCCACGCTGGCCACCAGGGCCGCCCCCAGGGTTTCCGCGTCAATATCCGGCGGAATGTTGCGCCGCTTCTGGAACGCCGCCAGGCTCAAATCTGGCCAAAACCCGTTATTGGTCAGCGTCTCATCCTGGTAATCCGTCGCCTTGCCGTTAAACATCGTCGCTCCTGGGAAAAAAAGCGGGCAGACCGGTTTCCATAGCACATCGCACCGAAGTGCCTTGCCTCCACCGCGCCCGCTTTGGCTTGCGGTAGTCTTTTATTCTTTTTCCAGCGCCCGCAGCCTGGCCGCAATTCGCTGCCGCTGCGTCTTAACGCCGGCCCCTCTGGGGTTAAATGCCTGCGCCTGGGCCAACAATGCATCCGCCTGTTTCAGCGTCGCCACATCCTCCACGGCGCTGGCCAGCGGCTGGCCGTTGTCATCACGCAACAGCATCAGCCCGGCAAACTTGAACCACTTGGCGCTGATTTCCTCATGCAGTCGCCAGTTATCCCGCACGTTGGCAAAGGTGCGGGAGAAGTACGGCTCCAGGCTTTCGCCCCGGCTGGCCTCCTCCTCTGCCCAGCTCAACACCGTATCCGCCACAAACGCGGCAAAGCTGCGTTTTAGCCTGTCCGGCGTCTGCTGCCGCTGGGCGATCGCCAGGTCGGCCCAATCCAACGCCTTATCAAAATCCCCCACGTCAAACAGCCAGATCACGCACCAGGCAAAAATGGGGTTGGCGTAAACCTCGCCCTCCGCCAGGTAGTTTTCCACGGTCGGCAGCCAGCGCGGCAACAGCTCATCGCGTTTCATGGCGATGCGGTCAGCGGTGCGCGGCAGCTCACGCAGCCGGCGAATATCCCGCTCCATTGCCTGCACCTGGAGGTGCAGACTGTCCCAACCTGCCAGCGCCTGCTGGCGTTCAAGTTTGCGCTCGGCCTGAACCCTGGCCGTGTGGCGCTGCGCGGGGAAAGTGACATTGCGCTTACTCCCCTTTCGGCGCTTCCACCTTGCCAATGGTCACGGCGGATTCATCAAAGGCGGCGTACATTTCCGGGTATTCCACGGCGTAACCTTCGTTGCGCAGATACTTGTTCTCGTACTGCTTACGATCTTCCACAAACTCCGCCTTGCGCTGGCGGGTGCCGCGCTGGGTGTAGATGTGAAGGTTGCTCAGCGGCGTCACCACCATGCGCTTGCCCGGCATAAACGGCGGCACGATCGCCGGACGGCCAGCGATGGACGTTCCCAGCATTTGGGCCGCGATTTTTCCGTTGGGCGGTCGGCGGCCTGGTACAAACGATGTTGCTCCGCTGCCACCAGGTCAGCACCAACCAGCACGGTTAAACGCGGGTCGTTGCGGAACTGCGCGGGGATCTTGCTGTTGATAAGGTCAGACGCCATCGCGTCCAGCGACACATAATCACCGCCGGCCCCCAGGCTCACCGCATCGGTGATGATCTGGTTTTCGTCAAAGTTCTTAACGAACTGTTGCCAGCCGATATTGACGTCCTCGCCGTTCGGGTTTCCTTCGGGTTGGTCGTTTGGCCACGGATGTGCCGTTAAAGCCAATGCGCAACATATCCAGGGCAAAGGATTGGTTGGTGAATTCCTGCATACGCTGGAAAAATTCGTTTTCGTCGCCGGCGTTCGCCCAAACGGACAACATGGCCCAGGTCAGCGCCGCGCCGGAGTCGGTTTCCGAGAGCTTGTATTCCAGGCCATCGATGCCGGTATTACGGATAAAGCGGCCGCCCTCTTTACGCCCGGTGAAGATGCCCGGATTGCCCACGTTCACCACCTGACCGGAAAGCTGGTCAACATCGGCAACGGTGATCATGGACAGGAAATCCACGGACTCCAGCAGCGCGGCGCGTAATTGCGTCTCTTTTGGATCGGTCAGAGAAAAATATCGCTCGGTATTTTCCTGGCCGTAGGCTTTCGCCAAACCTGCGCTATATTGATGCAGTAATTCACGCGCACGTTGATTTAAAAACATAGATACCCCTCACCCATCGGATGAATAAACACTAATCTTTCCCCAAGGGAATAACGCAAATCGAATTACAGATAGGTAAACGGTTTGCGACCTTTACCCGGATTGCGGCTCGGCAATTGGGTAATTTGTTTGTCCAGCTTGCTGAAGTTTTTCACGATACCGCCGATATTATCGCGCAGGGTTTTAAATTCCTGGGTATCCACAACTTCTTTTACGGTGTCCACATCTTCCTGGACTTCTTCAACGGCGGTTGCAGTTTCTGCGGCTTTACCTTCCAGCGCAGAAAGGCGCGTTTCAATCTCGGCCAAGGCTTCCGCCAGCGCCTGCAATTTATCGCCATCTTCGGGGGTTTCTGGCTGCTGCGGTTCTTCCTCAATGGAAAACATACTGCGCCAGCCTTTCTTTTATTTCCTGACATCTTCACTTCCTCTTTAATTTCTTTGACCTCATCAAAAGCCAGCGGCTTTAATGCGCCATACCGTTTATTTTGTGGCGTTTGCTAAAACGCATTCGCTCCGTGTAAACGCTAGCCGGTTCATCGGTAACGCCCAGCCCTTCCAGGTAGCTCTTACCCGTTCCGCGAAAATTGCCATCAGGCGTGAATTCTGCGGAGCAAAAGAGTAGCTGCCCGTCTGCATTTGCCTGCATGAGTGATAGATTCGGGCACAGCCTCGCATAAAGCCGCATAACCCCATCATCACCTTCCTGGCTCATTAGCTCTAACACCCGCCCCCGATTACCGTAATTTCGGGAGTGTTCCGGCCATAAAAGCGCGGTATACAAATTAGGGTCGTATAGCTCGGCGGCATCCGTTATCCATTGCCTTTTAATATAACGGCCATCAACCGTGTCACCTTCGGCGCAAACACAAATCCAGTTCGTCATTAATTGCGAATCTGACATAACCCCTACTTTCAATTTCGTGTTTGTTTCGACAGGTGCAGTATCGCCAATTACTTCACATCCCGCACGGCCTTAATATCTTATGAGTTCGGATAAGCGCTATTAACCGAACCATGCCGATTAACACCCGGAGTTAACCGAAAATAAAGCCTGCATAATTGGCACATGGCTAAATATTCAGATGAACTAATCGGCGTTGCGCGTTCGCTGTACTTAAGACATTGGACGCCTAAAGAGATCGCCAACGAACTTAATTTGCCGAATGCGCGAATTATTTACTATTGGGCTACAAAATGGAGCTGGGCGGATATGCTCAGCCATGAAAGCATTGAGGAGACAATCAACCGCCGCATTCAGGTATTAACCCACCGCGACGGTAAAACAGAACTTGAGCACAAAGAACTTGATAGCCTGATCGCGCATCATTGCAAACTACGTATTCAGCAAGCCAAACATGCAGAGAAACTTGCCGCCGTCGCTTCCCAGGGAAATGGCGACTATTCCGCTGCCGGCGACAGTGGCCTGGATGGTGGCAAGAAAAAGCGCAAATACCGCAAAAATGATATTTCCGCGCTGACTCAGGAGGATTTCGACGCGTTCGCCGATGAGCACCTTTTCGGCTACCAAAAACACCTGCGCCTGAATATCACCCAGCAAATCCGCAACATCCTGAAAAGCCGGCAGATCGGCGCAACCTGGTATTTCGCGTTTGAGGCATTGGAAAACGCGGTAATGACCGGCGATCCGCAAATTTTCCTCTCGGCTTCACGGCCGCAGGCCGAGGTGTTCCGCTCGTACATCGTCAACATCGCGGAGCAGTATTTCGGCGTGACGCTGACCGGCAACCCGATCCGCTTGAGCAACGGCGCGGAGCTGCGTTTTCTTTCCACCAACTCCAACACGGCGCAATCCTACAGCGGCCACCTGTATGTGGATGAGTATTTTTGGATACAGAACTTTGCGCGCCTTAACGAGGTGGCCAGCGCAATGGCCACGCATGACCGGTGGCGCACAACCTACTTTTCCACGCCCAGCAGTAAGACACATCAGGCTTACCCGTTTTGGACGGGTGAGGATTGGAAGCGCGGCGACGCCAAGCGCAAAAAGGTGGAGTTTCCAACGTTCAAGGAGCTGCGCGACGGCGGGCGGCTTTGTCCCGATGAGCAATGGCGATACGTCATCACAATGGAAGATGCGATCGCCGGCGGGTTTAACCTGGCCAGCATCGACAAGCTGCGCAACAAGTACAACCGCGACACGTTCAACATGCTTTACATGTGCGTGTTCGTGGACAGCGGCGACAGCGTTTTCCGCTTCAACGAGCTGGAGCGCTGCGGGGTTGAGGTGTCGCTCTGGCAAGACCACGACCCCACCGCCGCGCGCCCGTTCGGCAATCGTGAAGTGTGGGCCGGCTTCGACCCGGCGCGCAGCGGCGACACGTCCACCTTTGTGATCATCGCGCCGCCGCTCTATGAGGGTGAGCGCTTCCGCGTCCTGGCCACGTTCTATTGGCAGGGGATGAACTGGAAGCACCAGGCCAACCAGATAAAAGCGCTGTTTGAGCGCTACAACATGACGCACATCGGGATCGACATTACCGGCATCGGCAGCGGCGTGTTTGAAATGGTGCAGGGCTTCGCCATGCGCCAGGCGGTGGCCATCCATTACGGACTGGAGAGCAAAACGCGCCTGGTGCTGAAAATGGTCGATGTGGTGGAAAGCCAGCGCATCGAATGGGACAGCGAACAGAAAGAGATCCCGGCCAGTTTCCTGGCTATCCGGCGCACCAGTACGACCAAAGGCAACAGCATGACCTTTGTTGCGGATCGCACCCAGGAAACAGGGCACGCGGATGTGTTTTTTGCCATTGCCCATGCCGTGGATAACGAACCGCTCAACTTTGAGAACCAACGCAAATCAACATGGAAAACGAGTAAGGCCGCATGAAAAGAACAAGCAACGCCAGCGCCGTGTAGCGGCAAACCACCAACGCGCCGCCGAGACGACCCCGGCGCGCAAGATGAGCATTACCACCTTGGGCAAGCCGGAACCGGTACTCACCACCGGCACCGATTACCGGGAAATCTGGTATGACAATGATTTTGACCATTACACGCTGCCGATTGACCGCCTGGCGCTGGCGCAGCTGGTCAACCTGAACGGCCAGCACGGCGGCGTGCTGTACGCGCGCCATAACATGGTAGCGGCGGATTACCAGGGCGGCGGCCTGACGCACCAGGCGCTGAAAGGAGGGATTTTTGATTACTTCACCTTCGGCGATCTGGCCATTGCGAAAGTTCGCAACGGCTGGGGCGACGTGTGCGCCCTGGCCCCGCTGCCGTCGCTCTATACCCGCCGCCGCAAGGACGGCTCTTTTGTTGTTCTGCAAAAGGGGGAGCCGCTGCCGTTCCTGGAAGAGGATGTGATTTTTTTACGCCAGTACGATCCGCAGCAACAGGTTTACGGCCTGCCGGACTACATCGGCGGCATCCATTCCGCGCTGCTAAACAGTGAAGCCACTATCTTTCGCCGTCGCTACTACCACAACGGCGCACACACCGGCGGCATCATCTACACCAACGACCCCAATTTAAGCACCGAGGTTGAAGATGAAATCGTGCAAAGCCTGGAGCAAAGCAAAGGGATCGGCAATTTCAGCACGCTGTTTGTGAATATCCCGAAAGGTGACCCGGACGGAATTAAATTCATCCCGATCGGCGACATCAGCGCAAAGGATGAGTTTGCCAACGTGAAAAACATCAGCGCCCAGGACGTTCTGGCGGCGCATCGCTTCCCGGCAGGCCTGGCCGGCATTATTCCAGGCAACACGGCGGGCCTGGGCGACCCGGAGAAAGCCCGCGAAACCTACCGAAAAGACGAGGTGATCCCCGTACAGCGCATGATTACGGATGCCATCAATAGCGATCCGGACGTGCCAGCGCACCTACACCTAAATTTCAGCGTCGAACCGTCACAATCGGGTGCGTTATGAGGCGAAAAACGTTAAAATTCCAGAAGTTTGCCACTTTTGGAGCCAGAAACATGCGCGTGATGAAAGTCTTATGCACGGAATGCGGCGCTAACGCGATTATCAGAAAAACGGCCCGTAAACACCGCCAGATTTCCGATCTGTATTGCGCTTGCACTGACGTGGAATGTGGCCACACTTTTGTGATGAATGTAACCTTTTCTCATACGCTTAGCCCCAGCGCCAAAACCGGGGATAAGCTGCTGAAAACCGTTGTTGATAGCATGAGCGAACAACAACGGCAAATGATGCTCGATTTATTGCAGGGTGCCGCCTCCGCCGCCTGAATTAACGCCTCCGTCCTGGGGGCGTTTTTGTAACTGCCGGTCAACGTCTGCGGCCAGTGTGGTAGTCATCTCAGAAATCCATGATAAAGCCAACTCCCGATCGTCGCTGCTGCAACGTCCGTTAGCGACTAAGCGCGCCACAAGTTCAATGCGCTGTATAGCCAGTGATTCAAAGAAAAAATCCCTCACGGCTCCCTCCATCTTATTCTAGGTTTAGCAACTTGATACTGTATATTCGTACAGTATACATAATATTTAGCAAAATGAATAATTAAGACATCACCCATTCCAGCCTGGCCACAACTCACACGCCGGATCGCTGGCCATTTCCTCCAGTCGTCCATTGCGCATTTTTAACACCCGGTCGCCATATATCCGCAGGGTGCTGCCCCTGGTGAGTATGTCTATCTCATACTGATCGCCGGCAAAACCACGCCGCTGTAACTCCCTCGATAATCGCCGCCACTCCTCTGGCGTACAGTTATTGACAGAACTCCTAGGCGACGCGTTCGCGTCGCTAACCCCAGCCGCCTGATCGGCGGCCAACTTCGGCACAATCTTCCACTGCGTCACACGGGTTAAAATCGGCGTATCCATGCCCACGGATGGAGAAAACACCCCTTTCACCCTGATCACCTCCTCCCCAAATGGGTTAACGTCCTGGCTTACCTCGTACCAGGTACGGGCAACCAACTCATCGCGGCGAACGAACGGCCCGCCCTGAGCATTGATATAACCGGCCCAATCGCCAACGTCTGCCGCATCGTGTACCGCTGCAAACTCAACGCTTAGGCCCATTGCCGTATCATGATCGGACATGCGGCGCAGTTCGCGGTAAACGGTCACCGGCGCGCCGCCAACAAATTGAAACTGACGGATACGCCAGCGCGCCGACCAGGCAGCGGCAGCGGCGGCCGCTTCTTTCATCGGCTTGCCGCTTTCGTCGTCCAGCTCGTCGTCCAGGGCGTATCCGTCGATATTTTTGGAAATGTATTTGGCCACATAGCCGGTGGCGGAGCCTTTGTCCGGGTCGATGGTTTCCGCATGGAAACGGGCCTTGCGGGCTTTGGCGGTAATAAGCTCCACGCCATCCTCTTCAAAGGCGTAATCCCGCAGGATTTGCCGCACCTGGTCGGCCTCGTCTGGACGCATGAAAAACAGCATGTGCCAGTGGGGGGTGCCATCGTGGTGCGGTTCGGCCACGCGGATGCCGAAAATACGCAGATCTTCGCGGTGCAGCTTGGCGCGCGCTTTCTCCCACACGCGGCGCAAATAGCGCTGGGTGTCCGCCGGGCTGCTGCCGTTCCACTTGCGGTTGCGGTGGCCGTGGATCGTGGTGGCGTGGAATTTTGACGGAGCCGTTAGCGTATAAAACTCCGCCATGTAGCCCAGGCTGTTGCAGATATTTTCAAAACCGCGGATGCGTACCATCATTTCAGTACGGCGAATGGCCGGGTTGGCCACGCTGCCCCAATATTTGTCGATCAGGCTGATGCGGTTGCCGTCTTCATCTTCCAGCTCCATCGACTTGAGGAATTCGCGCGTTCGGCGCTTTTGTTCCTTCCATTCGTGAATGGTCATTTTGCTGGCGTAGGTGCTGGCGCGCTTGCTGACGTTGTTCAGCGCAATCTGTAGATGTTCGCGCCATTCGCCCGCATGGCGACGCAGGCGGCCCAGCCACCACTTATCGGACATCATGCGAGACACGGCAGAAACCGCCTCATCTTCGCAGAAAAAGCGGTTAATCATTTTTTCCCAATGGGGCGCATTCTGGCGGAATGCCTGGGTGATAGTGCCAGCGCGAACAAACAGCGCGTGCGCTACCTTGAGATCGCCACAATCCGCCATTTCCTGGTTGATTGTGCCCAGCTCAAGGCAGATAAAGCCGGCAATGTCCTGGGCAAGTAGCTCAATATCGGCCCGCGCCATATCCGGCAAGTTGTTGAACCGCCACATTAGCTGGGCGGTGTCGGCAGTCATTTCCGAGATGTGGTAACGGGCTGAAACCAGGTTAACGCGCGGCAAGATGCGCTCGACAAAGGTTTTTGCCAAGAACGCATTGGCCCGCTGAATGCCCTGTTCTTTCTCAAGCTGATTGGCGCGGCGCGTCACATCCAGGCGAACAATCGCCGGCTGCTTTTGCAACAACGCTTGGGCACGCGCTAACGCTTCGTTTTCTTTTTCTCTTTGGTGAATCTCGTCATAAGTCGGAAAGGGACTGGCGATCGCTGGACGTGGGGCGTTCCACGAGAACGCCCATTCGGTAGCAGATGCAACCGGATTCAGCATGAGAGCGGCTCCCGCTCAATGCTCAGCATCACATACTCTGAAAGCCATTCCTCCAGGTTAGTAATGTGAGTAATGCGCACCCAGACGTGATTACCAAGGAACCCTTCCAAGTGGTCAAACTCCGGGTGTTGCCCAAACTCATGTAAGCAAAGGAGATCGCCGACAGAGTAACCTCTATCATTGAGGCGAAACTCTGCCTTTTTCTGACCATTTACCACTGCCGCGAAATGTTCAGGACGGATTTTTAAATCATGCATTCTCATCACATCACCTAATCGTAATTTTGCATTTCAGGGCGCTGCGCCGCCTCTTTGTCAGCCGCGCGCCCCATCCACACCCAGACGGCACAAAAGCCGCCGCTCAGCAGTACCCAGCACATGAAAGCCCCTCGTTTTTCCATTTCTCAGCGTCCTGGCGCAGCAGTTCCACGATCTCCACGGCGGATAACTCTTGGTTGGCCATTGAGGTGGCCATACGGTCTAAGTGACTGGAAAACTTCACGGCAGCATCCGCCTGGCCTTCGCGGCGCGCCAGGTCGAGTGCATGTTTAAGGGAGGCGCGCGCGGCGCGGTTGCTAATGTCTTGGCCGATAGTTGGCATGGTGTTTTCTCCGATTTGGGCAAAAAGAATCCCCCGGCTACCAGGTGGAAGCCGTGGGGCGTTTGTGATTAATGGGTTTTAGTGTCGGCGCTGGCCGGTAGTTGTATCGATAAAGCGTGACGCGCTGCCGTCCCGAAAAATCAGCGTGTCAGCTGGGGAAATGTTCGGTGCTGGCAGGCGGTGAAGCTCGTAGGTTATCGACCACCATTGGCGGATCAGCGCAATAATGCTGCCCTGCCCCAACATCCCCGCCACATAGAAAAGGGCACGGATAGATGCCAGGGTTTCCGCCTGTTCCTCGGCGGTGCAGGCTTCACGGTATGCACGGCACCAAAACGCCGCATTGGCGGCAAACCACTGCTGAGGGTTTGTTAAATGCATGGAATCATTGAAAACGAACGGCTCCAGGGCGACATGTCCATCAACTTCTTGGCATTTGGCCAGGAAGAAACGGGCATAATTTGGCGCTACGCCCCACGCCGCCCAGTCGTCCATAAGTCCCTGCTTTTCTACCATGATGATTTTCATAACTTTCCTCAGTGTTTTACATGTAATGCGGTAATGCGTTGCAGCAGATCCGCACGGGATTGCAGGCGCGCGGCGGCATCCTGTTGCCTGGCCTTTTCAGCGTTTGGCTTGCGCTGCTCCGGCATACCCGGCACCGCTACGCGGAAATCCAAATCGTTGAAGCCGGCGAACATATCCAGCATCACGCGCAAGCGCTGGATGCCGCGCTTTAGTTGGCGCAATTCGCGCTGGCTGAAATCGTCCCAGGCGTAATTACAAAACAGTGACTTCATGCCGGCAGCGTGGAGCAACACGCCACGGCGTGACGGGCTAAGGCTGTTCCACACCTTGCGGGTTTTGCTGTGGTGGCCATGTAAAGTGGAGCGACATACCGCTAACCAATGCTCATGATTCGCCATCGTTACCCCCTCATACCCATCAAGCGGAACCACCAGGGGCGGCGCTTGGCCTGCTTACCCGGTGCAACGGAATCCCCTGAAAACACCACTCGGCTGGCGCATGGCTGCCAGCGCTGGCCGTTCGGCAGCTCAATCCAACCGTGGCCAAAGCTGGCCAGCTGCGGGGCCGGTGATTGTCGTTTCAGATATTGCGCAAAAGCTTTCATGTAGTTACCTCAGCTCATGCCGAACGCCGGCGCGCAGGTGTTGAACACATCAACAGCGGCGGCCAGCACTGGCGTAGATTGGAAACGCGCTTCTACCGACACGACGATCAGCGACAGATCACGAATTGCCTGGTTGGCACGGTCGAGAATGGCGTTTTTACGGGATTGCGTCATAGGCGCATTGGATGCGGTTTCGCCGGCGATAGCGCCGATCGCCGCAGTGGCGCTTAACGTGTGAGTAGGCAAGCTGTTGGGCTTTGCCTCGTTGGTTGGCACTGCCGGCAAGCAATTAAGTTGCGCTAACAGGCCATCAAGGATTGCCGCGTCGTCAGTGATCGCGGTGAGTGTAACCAGCTGGGAAAGCGTCAGCTCGTGCGGCTGCTCCGGGTTCAGCTTATTGCGTAGCACCTGCGGCGAGACATTCAGCGCCGGGGCCAGCTCTGCTAGGTTGTGCTCTAGGGCAAACCGACGGCAAGCGCTATCAAGGTGTGGATGTATGGAGTTAACAAAATCAAACATAGCCCTCAACCTCACGTCAGCTCAGAATCTCGATTAGGGATTAAGAGCAATGCGGCAAGCCGACAAAGCTTGGATGGTCAAATCGGCCATGTTGACCTCAATAAGCCCGCGGGCTTGGGCTTTTCACGGATCGGCAAACGGCCATCACTGATCATGAGCATCGCGGTAGACCTTTTCATGCTTGTACGGCGGCAATACTCATCCAGGGGCAAAAACGGCTCAGGGATTGAAATTGTAATGTTGGGACGCATGAGGCATCATCTCCGGTTAAGTCTTATTTAGTGATATTTAGCGTTATTTGATCTCTACGGGAGATCATGACGCAAAGTTAGAATCTTGAGATGGTTATGTCAAGAAAAAAGATCTCTATTGGAGAACATTATGGATTTTGATACTGGCGGGAAGGCTGCAATCGATCGCTTAATCGAAGCCTACGGCTTTACAACAAGGCAACAGCTTTGCGAACAGCTTGGAGTATCAAAAAGCACCTTAGCAAACAGATACTTAAGAGATAGCTTTCCTGCTGATTTCGTGGTGCAGTGCGCCTTGGAAACCGGTGCATCTATTGTGTGGCTTGCAACTGGAAATGGGCCAATGTTTGAAAACTCAACCAACGACATGGCCAACATTAAACGGCAAAAGCTGATTGACGGTAAGTTATACGATTCAAATTACTATATGTTTGACAAGGCTTTTTTGCCTCAAAACTTGAAAAATCCTGTGGCAATTCTCGAGGGCGAAACCGTCTACATCGTGGATAGCTCAATAGGAGAACTCAGTAACGGAAAATGGCTGATCGAAGTCGAAGGAGAAACCAGCATAAAAGACCTAACGCGCATCCCTGTGGGCCGCGTGCGCGTTAGTGGGAATGGTGACTCTTTCGAGTGTGGTGTTGATGAAATAAAGATTTTGGCCAAAGTGGCTATGACCTGCGCTAAATAATATGACAGTAAAAAAATTACCGTCCGGCAAATGGCTGATGCAGTGTTTTCCATTTGGCCGGGACGGGAAACGCGTCCGCAAACAGTTTGCAACCAAAAGTGAAGCCCTGGCATACGAGCGTCACATTATCGACGAACACGCCAACAGGCCCTGGATCGAAGAAAAGCGAGAGTCACGCACATTGTACGATCTGATCCAGACTTGGCATCGTGCGCATGGCATAACCCTGGAAGATGGGGAGAAACGAAAAAGCTCGATGGAATTTGCTTATGAGAGCATGGGCAGACCATTGGCTACAGAATTCTCAGCTAAGCTTTTTCGTCCTATCGTGAAAACGGCTTAGTGGCGAAATTTCGCGTTCCAATCGAGTTGAAAAGGTAGCTCCTCGAACTGTTAACCTCGAGTTGGCCTACTTCCGGGCGATGTTTAATGAGCTGATTCGACTCGATGAATGGAATGGCCCCCACCCACTGGAGAAAGTAAGAGCATACCGAACGGCAGAAAGTGAGCTGGCATATCTTGAGCTTGCCCAGGCACAACAGCTTTTGCAATCCTGTTCAGCCAGTCAATCCGATAGCCTGCTGCTTGTGGTTAAAATATGCCTAGCAACCGGCGCCCGATGGAGTGAAGCCGAAAAACTAACTAAACCGCAAATCCTGCCGAGAAAGATTACTTTCATTAAAACCAAAGGCAAAAGAAATAGGACAGTACCAATTAGCCAGGAGCTTTATGATGAGCTGATCGCGTTTGCTCCAAAAGGTATCGGCAATAAGCCCCTTTTCAAGTCTTGTTATTCAGCGTTCCGCACAGCTTTAAAACGTACAGGCATTGAGCCACCTGATGGCCAGCTAACGCATATTTTACGCCACACTTTTGCCAGCCACTTTATGATGGCCGGAGGCAATATTCTTGTGTTGCAGCGCATCCTCGGTCATACCGACATAAAAGTAACAATGCGCTATGCGCACTTTGCTCCAGAGCATCTATTCGATGCAGTGGCATTGAACCCGTTAGCATTGATGGAAAATGGCAGCAAAATGGCAGCACAGCTTAGTGATATTTAGTTTATTTATTCTTATTTGATTATTAATCCTTTGATTTTATTGTAAGTTATTGTTTTTATAGGCCGGTTGTGGTACTCATAATCGCTTGGTCGTTGGTTCAAACCCAACAGGGGCCACCAAATTTTAGCTGTTTTCACAGCCTTACAAGCCATCCTGTCCGGGATGGCTTTTGTTTCCCGCCGCCGTGCCACACTTCCCTCTCGGCATACCTGATTTATTCCGACTCATAAGGACCCCGCATGATCGTCAACTGCGACCACGACAACCTCGACGCCTGGCTGGCGCTGCGCGCTGCGCTGTGGCCGTCCAGTTCGCCTGAAGATCACCGCGCGGAGATGCGCGAAATATTGGCTTCGCCGCACCACACCGCGTTTATGGCGCGGGGGCTGGACGGCGCTTTCGTTGGCTTTGCCGAGGTCGCACTGCGCTACGATTACGTCAACGGCTGCGAATCGTCGCCGGTGGCGTTTTTGGAAGGGATTTATACCGTCGAGCGCGCCCGCCGCCAGGGCTGGGCGGCGCGTCTGATCGCGCAGGTGCAGGAGTGGGCCAAGCAACAGGGGTGCAGCGAGCTGGCGTCGGATACCGACATCGCCAATCTGGACTCCCAGCGCCTGCATGCGGCGCTGGGCTTTGCCGAAACGGAGCGGGTGGTGTTTTACCGTAAAACGCTAGGCTGATCAGGCGGTCTTGCTTTGCCGCTGATGCGCCAACTGCTCGGCGCGCAGCAGGATCTCCTGCAGATCGTCCTCGTCAATATCGAACAGATCCCCCTCCATCAGCGCCTCGTGCAGATCGGCGCGGGTAATAGAAACGGCATCGATCGGCAAATTGGCCGGTTTGGCCTCCGCCGGCGCCAGCGCGTGCGGGTAGCGTCGCCCCGCCAGGTTATTGAACAGAATGGCCAGCGCCGCCAGCAGCACCGAGTTCAGCAGCACCGGGTACAGTACGAAGTCATAGCCCATCTGGTGAATGCCGGGGCCGCCGAGGATGGCGGTCAGCGCCACCGCGCCGCCGGGTGGATGCAGGCAACGCAGCTTGAACATCAGGCCGATGGCCAACGCTGCCGCGACGCCGCAGGCCAGGCCCGGATCGGGGATCAGCAGACCGGCGCTGACGCCCACCGTCGCCGCCACCGCATTGCCGCCGACGATCGACCAGGGCTGCGCCAGCGGGCTGTTGGGCACGCCGAACAGCAACACCGCCGAAGCGCCCATCGGCGCGATAAACCACAGGTTCACCTCACCCAAAATGAAGTGGCTGATCCAACCGGCGAGCATCAGCCCCAAACCGGCGCCGACGCTGGAAATCAGCATCTCTCGCTTGCCCACCGCCAGCGGGTGCGGCCACAGGCGCGCGCATCCCACTTTTACTCGTTCTGTCCACTGCGTCTTCATGTTACCCAATACGGCTCAATTCACTTGTTGGCAACAAATATATCACATCATCCTGAAGGAACTCACGGCGCCGTAAACCGCGCCGCCCAAGAACTTTTAGGCTAACAGATTGATTTTTAGCCTCCCCTCGACAATGATGAATGTTCCCCCTTAACCCCGAGGAACCGCCGATGTCTCAACCGATCACCGAGCTTTATACCGACAGTGAATTTTCAGCCCGTACGCCATGTCCGCCTTTGTCGTGCTGACGGAAAAAGGCATTCCGTTCACCGTGAAGCCGGTGAATCTGGCGAAAGAAGAGAACAAAGAGGCGGCCTACGCGGCGCTGTCGCTCACCCGCCGGGTGCCGACGCTGGCGATCGGCGAGTTCCAGCTCTCGGAGTCTTCGGCGATCGCCGAATACCTGGAAGACATCCATCCGGCCCACGCCGTGTACCCGCGTGACGTGAAGCTGCGCGCCAAGGCGCGCGAGATCCAGGCCTGGCTGCGCAGCGATCTGCTGCCGATCCGCGCCGAGCGCTCGACCGAGGTGGTATTCAACAACGGCAAGTTCCCGCCGCTGTCCGAAGCCGCGCAGGAGGCCGCGCGCAAGCTGATCGCCGCCGTCGAAAAGCTGCTGAGCCACGGGCAGGATAATCTGTTCAGGGAGTGGTGCATCGCCGACACCGATCTGGCGCTGATGCTCAACCGGCTGGTGATGCACGGCGATCCGGTGCCGGAGCGCGTGCGCCACTATGCGCACAAGCAGTGGCAGCGCCCGTCGGTGCAGGCGTGGCTGGCATTGTCGGAAAAACGGCGCGCCTGAGAAAAAAATCGGCGGCCACGACGCCGCCGTTCTCAATGCCGAGAAACAACATCACTGCTTGAGGGAAGGCAAATCACCATCCAGAGGGCAGATAGCCTAACAATGAAGCGATGGCGTACACCGCGCTGGCCAGATACAGCAACACAATGCTGACCTGCAGCAACGGGTGCGTAATCCAGTTGCACTGCCAGCGCGGGGTCTGGTCGCCCTGTTTGCGCGCGCCGCGCAGGATCAGCATCGGCATGATCGACAGGATCACCCCGCTGAACACCCCGGCGAAGTAGAGCGCGTTGACGAACGACACCAGGCCGCTGTAGGCCAACGCGAACGGCGGCACCACCACCAGCAGCAGCACGCCGAAGCGGCGCAGCGGCAGCTCGTCGTTGCCCAACCTAAACTTGTCGAAAATATTGGTCAGGAAGCTGCCGCCCAATCCCCAGTACGAGGTCAGCATCGCGCACAGCGCGAAGATGTTGGCGGAGAAGAACGCCCACTGCCCCAGCGCCTGGCCCCAGGAAATGGTGGCCACGTCGGAGATGTCATCCAGCCCGCTGAGCGCGATCACCGACATCGGCACCGCCGCCAGCAAAATGAAGGTCACCACCATACCGACGATGATCGCCTTCGGCAGTTGCTCAGGCTTGTCGGCAAAGCCGCGCGCCATTTCCGGCACGATGTACTGCGCCGAGAAGCAGAACACCACCACGTTGAACACCGGCACCATATAGCGCCAGTCACCGTCCAGCAGGTTGCGCATCTGGGTGGTGTCTTTCAGCAGCGTTGCCGCCACCAGCGCGGTCAACATCACCACCATGCCGATGCTGATGAACTTCTCGCCGCGGCCGATCGCTTTCAAACCGAGGTACAGCACGCCGGCGGCGGGCACGAAGAACAGCAGGCTGCCCAGCGCCGGCGAGATGCCGAACAGCGATTGCAGCAGCTTGCCGCTGCCGGTCATGTAGGCGGTAAGCGCCCCGACGCTGTTGACGCACACCGAAGCGAACATCAGCCAGGCGCCCAGGCCGCCGACGTAGCGCTTCGCCAGCCCGCTCAGCTGCAGATGTGCGCGGGTGCGCAGCGTGGATTCGGCGACGTACAGCATAGTGATGG